AAGGACACCTATCTCGGAGCCTTCTGTTGAACCCATACGAATGTTTAATGCATCAATGTACTCCCCGTTTGGAACGAGTCGCTCATCGACTGATTTATTCATCCTACCTGCTATAAAGTTTCTTTGAATATTCGCCATATTATTTTAACCACTTATCTCTTCCTCTTAGATTCATTAATAATCTTCCCGGATGTATATTGCTAATTCTTATTTTTGCGTTTCTAAGCAATGCTGTCTTTCTCTTCTGTGCTCTCCTTACGACATACTCTTGTACAGCTACCTTGCTATTTAATATAGCATACTCAATGTAAGCGTAGATGAAGTCTTCAAATAACTTATTAACAGTTACCTTGCTGTCGTCTCCATTCTCCATACCATCAGATACATACTCAAGTACAACAAGCTCTCCCTCAATACCTGAGCTAAAGTTTATGACACCACCCTTTGCATCTATCTTAAATGTAGGGTTAGCGTTTGCAGTCTCTGTATTCAATCCATATCGAGCACCTATCCCATAGTCAAAGTACCAAGCCCCATCAATATTCCAACCTGCTCTCCCATAATACTCAGAGTTTTGGTTTAGGTATATAGACTGCTTAGTCCCATCTAATCTATCTTGGTCTAAGTTTGAGTTCTGAGGGCTTAATGCGTTACCGTCTATATCGAATAGTATCCTATCGTTATTGTCTTGTAGGTATGCACTTGACCAATTGGTCTGAATGTTTTCAGTCAATGGCATCAATAGACCATCACGGTACATTGACACTCTAATCCAATTTACATAGTCTGATGGTAGCACGTACCTAAGCTGTGCCCCAACATTTAGTTCTAATATCTTGCTCTCTTTAAATGCGTCATAGTTTAATTCTTGTATCGCTCTCTTTGCGTGGAACAATACCTTGTAGCGAGGCTCATTGTTTACCAATGAGTGGTTCCCTGCGTACATTAACATAAAATTATTTACTATATCCTCTAAAGAAACATATTGGTATGAACCCCAATTTTCATCTTCAGGGCTTGCCCCTCCATTTTCGTAGTATTGATATTGTGATATATATGCCATATGTTATTTTTCTGATGCTGTATTCTCGTTGTCCTCAGCCTGTGCAAACTGTACTGCCTGAATCTCTCTAATCGACATACCTGCGTATTGTAGAATCTTGTTAACCAAGTTAACCTCATCGTCCAATGGTAGCTCAAAGTCTTGATAGTCAGCACTTCCTGAATCAAATACAGGCTCTCCACTTGCTAATGTTATGAATGTCCACTTAGGTGCAAATGGAAATCTAATGTACTGAGAAATCAATTGCCCTATATTATTTATTGTGTTTGGATAAGAATCCAAGAAGTCACCCTCCTGTGCGTATGCAGGGAATGTTAGGTTTGGTGCAGTAAGAATAGAATTACTTAGCATAGTAATCTTGCTGTTGCTTACCTTCTCTGCTTCCTTTATGTCTGATGCCCTATATATATTATAAGTCTTACCAATTGCATCCCATACAGTTACGCCTGACGTAGCTCCTACTGTTAACTGAGTAGAGCTGTTCACAGATGCCACTATAGTATTGTATGTAACGCCTCCTGTTACAGTTGACACGATATCCCCTACTGACACACCACTTGCTGTAAAGTCTGCTGTAGAGTCCTCTACAAGCGTCCCTGCTACATTGGTAGCTGTAGTAGTACCACTTGCCAATTGATTAGTATAGATTAATACCTTATTAATAAGATAGTAGCTATTGTTAGTCGTTGTTGGAGATGGTAAAAAATACTGACTACCTGCATTCTGTAGCAATGGTAGCGTTACTGAGAAAGAGTCTATTACCTCCTCTATACCTTTCGTAATATCTGCGTAACCCGTTCCTGATTGACGGGCATTTTCTTTCATTAATTGGTAGTTGTACTGATAGAAATAATTCTCAAAGATATCTAACTGAGCTTGCTTTGCAAACAAGTTGAAATCAGATGGGGTTATGTACCCGTAATTATTTTTGTTCAATACAGACATTACCGTCTGTCGGACCGAGTTAATCATCTGCTCTTATTTTATTACAAAGATAGGCAAAAAAAAAGACCCCACATTTTTGCGGAGTCTTTGTATATTGGTAGAGTAACTTGTTAGTCTAATAGTGATTCAAGGTGTTTTAATATCTCTATACCATCATCGCTCTTCATATAAGAGACAACTAAATCTATACCTTCTTCTCCAAAAGGTACATTTAATAACTTTGTTTTATTGGAAGATAAATTAAACCATACCTCTTTGTTACTTTTTCTAAATGTTAATAACCCTTGGTCAAAGAATCTTTGAACCGTTCCTACTAACTGTAGCTCAGGGTCTGTTATAACATCTAAGAAATCAGTTGGATTGTTCTTAGCAAATACTAATATGTCTCGCTTCATCTCTGCGGTGGATGTCTTTGATGTATCCATATTAAAGAGTACACGACATACATTCTCAAGCTGCTCTAAGCTAAGTGACTTAGCTTCTATCAATGCGTCTGCTTGAACTAATAGGTAGTCTACCTCTTCTGTGGCATCCTTAGCTTTGTTAATTTCTTCAAACTTCAATCCGTTTAAGGGATGGTAGTGCAAGAACTTCTGCAATACTTGGTTTTCTTTTCCAACGTAAAGTAACCCATCTTCAAATATTACGGGTTCAAGGATGGCATTTCCATCCTGCTCGTCTACAAATGGGGACTTTTGGTTTCGTGCATATCGAAGCTCTCGGTTAGTACCTGTATCTTCGTCAAAATGCATTAATGCGAATCTTCTACTGTTTTGTGTCGGTAGCATAAAAGATAAAGGTGCTACATCTCCTGTAAGCCTGTAAGACTTAGCTTCAAATACTTTGTTTTTATTTTTCATTTAATTCTAATTTAATTCTTAAAAAAAAGGGAGAGGCTACATATGTAGCCCCATCCCATTATTAATTTACTTCTTAGTCTTGGAATAAGAAGAAGTTGTTTGCACCTAACGTACATACAGCTCTCTCAGATAAGAAGTGTACTTCCATAGCATCTAAGCTTGAAGTTTGTGCTCCACCTGCTGAACCTGTAATCCACGTTTTGTAACGTCTGTCTTCAGTTTCAGAAGCTCTGTATCGAACGTGCAAGAATGGACGCTTTGCGTTTTTACCCATTACTTGGTCGTATACTGAAGTAGAACCGGCAGGGACTAATAGTCCGTTTACTGCTCCACTTGCTAATCCACCACGCATAGTTGGGTCGTTTAGGTATTTCCAATCAGACTTGTAGAAGTCATATCCTCTACGGAATCCTGTGAAACCTAAGTTCAATGCCATATCCTTATCGTTGTCGAATAAACCGAAAGATGCGAAGTTAGAAGCACCCGTACTTGAGTAACCGTTTAACCCTGCTAACATATCGTCAATGTCAAAAGAGAAATCTCTATCAACAAATACTACGTTCTCTTCAATCGCACCTTGCTTGTCAAGTCGTGATACTACTGTATCCCACTGAGCAAGAGTAGTTGGGGTACCTCCACCCCATACGTTTCCTCGGTTGTTAACAACGTAGAAGATACCTTCAGAACCACCGGCAGCAGTTGTTGCAGTACCACCCAATGCTAAACTTGCACCTGAACCTAATGCAGCAGGAACTGCTTCAATCATTGCAGTTTCCAAGTGGTCATCGAAACGTAAACGAGTTTCGTGCTCAGACTTTAAATACCATAGGTATCCGTTAGCTCCATTTTCAGTAGTTACCTCAACCCATCCAATTTGTGCCATATCAGAACCTGATACTGTGTAATTGTCTTTGATGATGATTGGTCTGTTCTCGAAGATGAAGTCGTCAGATTCTAATGAACCATCCATTCCCGGTGTTCCTTTTTTGAACTCAGAACCATAGATAAATACAGTAACGTCTGCATTTCCAAGACCTGTACCTGCTGTAACCAAACCTCCTGCTTCATAGAAATCTGCTGTAAATTGGTTCAAAGTCTTATTAACTGCTGTGATAATAGCTTTGTTAGAGCCTGTACCACCATTCTGAACAACCATAACAGTTTGTCCAACTCTTAATGCCAAAGCATTATCTGCTGTAAATGCAGGAACGCCTGTGTCATTCACTTGAAATACAACTTGGTCAGCCGCCAATGCTCCTGCTGAACCCACGGATGTGTATTTAGTGTGTAGTCTTCCTTGCTCTGCCCATTTGATAAGGTCTGAGTTAGAAGGCATTTCTGCTCCTACCATTCTAAGGAATGAGGAGATTGTTCTGTTTCCATAACGCTCGAATTCTTTCTCGTAGGTATCAGGAAGATACTGATTCAAGAAGTCGAAGTTAGTGATGTAATTTGTACTCAACGGTACTTGTTGAGCACTTGGTTGTAAGTCAAACCCGGGGGTTGCTAATACTGCCATAATTTTTTTTCTTTTTTTTTTAAATGTTAAACTTTTTTATTAATTATCTTTTCCTAATCTTTAAACCACGACCTGAGTCATTGTTCAAAGATTTAATTTGCACACCTGATTTCGATTGTGTTACTTCAGGAGCAGAGCGAGTTGTCATATTGACATTTTTCATTTTCCTCATCTGCTCATCTGCCGAAGCACTCTTGCCTTGTTCGTAAAAGAACTTAGCAAACTTGTCAGGATGCATCGCCATTGCTAAAGACTTGTGGTATCCCTCCGCATCACTTATGATTCCATCTTCATCCAAAAACTTTTTAATAAAGTTTGAGGGGTCTGATTGACTCTTTCTAAGTTCAGCAGCATCTCCCGGTGAAAAAGAAATAGATTTGTCTTCGCCTAATTTGAACTCAAAACCTTTGAACTCGTTGAATACGTCATCTGTCTTTTTCGAGAACACCTCTCTCTTGCGAGAGTTTTGCTCATCTATCGTCTTAGCGTCAGCTATATATTGTCTATATTCCTCCAACTCTTTCGCTTCGCTATCAGGAAGACCATCCCTTCTCGACTCGAGAGGAACTTTGTATTTTTCCTGTTGCTCTGCAAAGTAGTCTTTGGCTTTAGCAATTGTCTTCTTTTTTGCTAACTTGGTTTTCTTAATGTAGCTTTCGTCATCAATGTCCTCATCATAGGAATAATCCTCCATAAGAATGTCAATGTCTTCTGCATCCAACCCTTTCTCGGTTGCACTAAGATAATCTCGTAGCAGTTGGTCAGGCTCTGCGTCATCATAATTCTTTTGCAATTGCATAAAATCATTAATGCCACGACCTGTATCCTTTTTGTATTGTAAATACTTGGATACATCTTCAGGGAGAGGGTCGCTCTCCTCTCTCGCTTGATTAAACTCATCAAGTGAATTGATTTCTCTTCCGTATTTATTACCAATAAATTTAAGAACGTCTTCCTCAGTTAGCGTAGCCTCCTGAGATTGTGTTTCTACTTCTTTAGTCGGCTCCTCTACTTGAGGAGTTTCCTCTTGAACTTGAAGGTTTACCTTTGGTGTCTCTTGGACCTCAACATCAGGTGCTACCTCTTCGTTTAATTTTTCCTCGTGCTTCTCAAGTAATTCTCTTTCTATTTCTTGAGTTGACTTCTCTTCTCCGACTTCTACCGCTTTAACTTTAAATTCCATTATGTGTTTGATTTAATTGTTTGCAAATTTAGGCAAAATATATTATAGTTTTTTTTGCTCATTATCTTGGGTTAAACTCCGCAAAGTCAAAACCATCTAAGCTATCCTCGTTTGATTCAAAATTCAATGGAGGTAGATTATTCTTTCTTTGGTTAATTAACTTGCTTTGCTCTGTATTCTGTTGGCTAATCCTATCCGACTTAGCACCCTCTCTTGAAGACTCTCTATCAGCTAACGACTGTGCATTCATCTGTGCCAATTGAAGATTAAGTTCAAACTCTTTATCCATCAACTGAGACTTTAACATAGCCTCGTTCTTCATCTTCTCAATCTCGAATGCTACGTCAGCCTGTCTGTACTGCATCTTAGCCTGAGTCTCTGCCTGTATCTTCATCTGAGCTGCCTGTGCTGCTAACTCTTGAGACTGAATTTGCTGTTGAGCTTGAATAGCCTGCTTCTGCATAGCCATCTTCTCTTCTCTCTCTTGCTTAGCTACCCTCTTAACCTTCAGTAACTGATTGGCGAGTTTAAGATTTCTTATCTCTCTAATGTCAATAGCGTCCTCAAGGTTTATATCTCCCTTAGACAAAGCCATCTGAACATTCTGCTCAAGCATTGCCTTCTGCTCTTCGTCAGGAGACATCTCGATGAATATCCCAAAGTCATATATATATAAGTCTTTGATATCACTTAGTATAGATACATTATACTTACCAATCTGATTTATAAACTCATCCTTAAAGTCAGAGTATTGAAGTATGTCAGCTACCCTATACGTTATAGCCTCAGATAGACTTCTACATATGTATAGGCTACCTTGTAGTATATGCCTTGTGGCTACGTTAGAGTTTAACGCTGCTAACTTCTGTAATCCTACCAATGCATTAGGGTCAGGAGAACTTCCGTCTCTTGCCTCATTTAATCCCGTTACATTTCTTATTTGGTTTAGATAGTGATTGTAGTTAGTTAAAAGCATCTGAGTCTTTGATGCACCCGAATTAGAGTTAAGCTCTTGAATAGGAACCCTTGCATTATTAAACTCTCCATCTCCTGTATAGCTCCTTCCGATTACACTACCCGTTTGGAAGTATAACCTCAAAGCATCTTCAGGATTGTATG